CGTCAGCACCTTTACCAAGAAGTATTACGGTGGTATGATAGACGTATAATATTTTAGGAGAAAATTATGGCATTAAAAGGTAAACAAAAAGAATTAGATAAAAATAAAGATGGTAAAATATCTGGCGAAGATTTTAAAATGATGAAAGCTAGAAAAGGTGGCGGAGCTGACATGGGTAAAAAAGATTACAAACTTGGATTAAAAATGCAAGGTGATTACAAAGGTAAAGATATTAAAGGTAAAGCAAAAGAACTTATATCAACTGCTTTAAAACAAAACAAAGGTAGTATTTCAAAAGTTTTAAAAAAATTAGCCGGTTCTCAAGTTAGTGATAAAGAAGCTAAAGAAATAAAAAAACTTTTACCGAGTGCCGCTAAAAAAGGCAAGATGATGAAAGCTAAATCAGGTAAGATGATAGAAGCTAACATGGGTATGGAAGCTAAATCAACTCAAGGTTATGGCGCAGCTAGAACTTCTGGCATGGGCTTACAAGATGAAAACTTAATACCAGGAAAGTCTTTAGATTATTATAAAGACGTAATGTAATGAATTATGGCTACGTCAGGAACTACATCATTCGATCTTCAGATCGATGACATTATTGAAGAAGCATACGAACGATGTGGTATGCGAACTAATAGTGGTAATGACATTCGTAGCGCAAGAAGAAGTTTAAATCTTTTATTTTCAGAGTGGGGAAACAGAGGTATTCATCTTTGGAAAGTTCAACTTAATGAACAAGCTTTAACTGCCGGAACTGCAACTTATACTGTTGCAACAGATGTTAATGATGTTCTTGAAGCATATATTTCTACAACTGCAGCCGCAAGTGATAGTTCATCTACAAACGATATAGCACTAACAAAAATTGATAGATCAGCTTATGCTGCACTTCCAAACAAATTACAAACAGGACAACCCTCACAGTATTATGTTGATAGACAAACAACACCTACTATAAGTTTATATTTAGCTCCTGATGCAACAACTTACACAACATTAAAATTTTACACAATAAACAGAATTGAAGATGCAGGTGGATTTACAAATACAGCTGATGTAGCTTATAGATTTTTACCTTGTATGTGTTCTGGCCTTGCGTATTATTTATCACAAAAAAGAGCACCAGATAGAATTCAATTATTAAAACAATTATATGAGGACGAATTAATTAGAGCATTAAATGAAGATGGTTCTAGAACTTCAGTATATATATCTCCTCAATCATACTTTCCAGGAGGTGGTTAATGAGTTTTGCATCTGGAAAAAGAAGTCAAGCAATATCGGATAGATCTGGTCAAGCATTTCCGTATAAAGAAATGGTTAAAGAGTGGACAGGTGCATTAGTTCATATATCAGAGTATGAGCCTAAACATCCACAACTAGATCCTCCTTATCATAAGGCAGATGCCATTGCTTTAAAAAATACTAGGTCACAAGATTTTCAACAACCAACTGTTGTTAATGGTGAATTATCTTCTTCAGGTGGGCAAGGAATGATTACTGCAAATTTAACTTTACCAGGACAGTTTGCTTTTATAACTCAAGGAACGTCAGCCATGACTCCTGCAGATCCATCATTACAAAATAGAAGAAGACAAGCAAATATAAGTTTAGCAAAAGTAACAGTGAGTATTACATAATGGCAATAAGTTATTCAGATTTTTTAACACAAGTTAGAGACTATACAGAAGTAGATAGTAATGTTTTAACTGATACTATTATTCAAAACTTCATAAGATCTGTTGAATTAGATATTGCAGGTAAAGTGGATTATGACGATTTAAGAAAATATTCTACTTCTAATTTCACAGCTAGTAACAGATATGTTTCATTACCTGCTGATTTAACTATAATTAGATCAGTTCAAGTAATTGATGGAAGTGGCAACAGAACATTTTTAGAAAAAAGAGATACAAGTTTTATATCAGAGTATAACAATGATGGAGCAACAGGTACTCCAAAATATTGGGCTAATTGGGATGATTTTAATCTACTAGTAGCACCAGTTCCTAGTTCTGCACTTCAAGTACAAATAAATTATATTACAGACCCTGCACAATTTACATCTACAAACAATACTTTTATTTCTACATACCAAGAATCAATGCTATTGCATGGTGTATTAACTGAAGCATTTAGATTCTTAAAAGGACCAGACAATCTATACAACCTATATGAAAAGAAGTATAATGAAGAAGTACAAAATTTTGCTTTACAACAAATGGGCAGAAGAAGACGATCGGAGTTTGATGATGGTGTACCTAGAGTGGTAGTTCCGTCACCCTCTCCATAAACAATTTATTAAGGAGAACAATTATGGCAATAACAACTAACGCAATTTGCAATTCATTCAAAAAGCAATTGTTAGCTGGTGAGCACGACTTTGATAGTGCGGGTGGAGATACATTTAAATTAGCAATGTATACTTCAGTTGCAACACTAGGTGCATCAACAACTAACTATTCAACATCAAACGAAGTTTCATCACCATCAGGATATAGTGCTGGTGGAAAAGCTTTAGTTAACAGCGGTGTAAAAGTTTCATCAGGAGTAGCAATTACTAACTACGCTGATTTATCATTTACTGGTGTTACACTAACAGCTAGAGGTGCTTTGATTTACAATACAACAACTGACGGTGGTACAAATACTACTGAAGCAGTAGCTGTATTAGATTTTGGCGGAGACAAGACTGCAACTTCTGGAACATTTACGATCCAGTTCCCTGCATTCACAACATCTGCTGCGATACTAAGAATTGCATAATAAATAGGAGTTAAAATGGCTTTAGTAATAAACGATAGGGTTAAACAAACCTCAACTACAACTGGTACAGGTACTTTTGATTTAGATGGAGATGTATCTGGTTTTGAATCGTTCGTTACAGGTATTGGTTCAACAAACACAACTTATTATTCTATTGTTAATGAAAATGGTGAGTTTGAAGTTGGTCTTGGAACTGTAACTGATGCAGCGACCGACACATTATCAAGAGATACAATTATCTCTTCATCAAATAGTGACAGTGCAGTAAATTTTTCTGCTGGAACTAAAAATGTATTTTGTACGCTACCTGCTTCTAAAGCCGTTATCCTAGATTCGAGTGATAACATTGTTGCAAACAATGGATCTAACTTAACAAATTTAAACGCAGATAATTTAGCTTCAGGTACAGTTCCAGATGCAAGATTCCCAGCAACACTTCCTGCAGTTAGTGGTGCTAATTTAACAAACTTAGACGCAGATGATTTAGCATCGGGTACAGTCCCTGACGCAAGATTTCCTGCAACACTTCCAGCAGCAAACGGTTCAGCTTTAACAAATCTTGATGCTTCAAACGTTGCCTCAGGAACTTTATCATCAGATAGATTACCAACAGTACCAACAACAAAAGGTGGTACAGGTTTAACAGCTATTGGAACTGCGAATCAAGTTCTTGCAGTAAATGCAGGAGCAACTGCTTTAGAATTTCAAACTCCAACTACTGGAGATATTACAGGAGTTACAGCTGGCTCTGGTTTAACAGGTGGTGGATCTTCTGGTGATGTTACATTAAATGTTGGAGCTGGAAACTTAATAGATGTTCAAGCAGATCAAATAGATGTTGATCTTTCAGAATTAACTACATCTACATCAGACGCTGATGGAGATTTTTTTGTAGTAGTTGATGCAGCAAATGCTCAAAAGAAACTAACTAAAGCAAATATTAATAACTCAGGATTTAATAATGACGCTGGTTATACTACTAATGTCGGTGACATCACAGGAGTTACAGCAGGATCTGGTTTAACAGGAGGCGGTGCTTCCGGTTCTGTTACACTTAATGTTGGAGCTGGTACAGGTATTGATGTAGCAGCTGACACAATTGCTGTTGATGTATCAGACTTCATGACTAATGGTTCTAACAACAGAGTTGTAACTGCAACTGGTACAGATGGTATGAACGCAGAAGCGAACATGACATTTGATGGTTCTACTTTAGATGTTACTGGTGCAATAAGAGCAACAGGAGATGTAACAGCTTTTTATTCTTCTGATAAAAATTTAAAAGAAAATATTTTAAACATTGATAACTCTTTAGAAAAAGTTTCTAAATTAAACGGTGTTTATTATAACTGGACTAAAGAGGCTCAAGAAAAACACTCTCACTTTGGTGAAGAAAAAGAAGTGGGTGTTATTGCACAAGATGTAGAAGCAGTTTTACCTGAAATTGTTGCAACAAGAGAAGATGGAACAAAAGCAGTTAGATACGAAAGAC